GTTTACCATCCAAACCACGGATTGAACGTAGGTGATTTTGTTGAAATTTCTGGCGTTACTCAAGACATCGGAGGCATCCCATTTGCAGAGTTCAACGACATTCATCAAATCATCGCCAATGATTATATGAAGTACACTATTAAGGTTACCACTGCAGCCACATCTAGTGAGAGGGGCGGTGGTGATGAACTTAGAGGATCTTATGGTCGTCCTTACGAGGTCATTGATGTATACACTGGAGCAATGAAGTTTGCCAACAC